TCATAACAGAGTATTAACAGATGGCACTTACAAGACTAAAAAACGTCTTTACATCAAAAACTGGACGTTGCTTATATGTCAACTCTGATGATTTTGATGCATCAGATAGTTTTGACAATAGAGGTAACTCTCCTAACCGTCCTTTTAAGAGTATACAAAGGGCATTAATAGAAGCTGCAAGATTCTCTTACAAGAGTGGACAGTTTAACGATACGTTTGAGTCATTTAGTATCGTTCTATATCCTGGCGATTATGTTATTGATAACAGACCAGGCACAAATACATCTGGACAGGCATTTATATCTAACGACATCGCTGAATTAAGTTCATCTAGCGATGTAACACTGGTAGATGATAGTGGTAATGTCAATCCAAATAACGTATTATATAAGTTTAACTCAGTAGAAGGTGGTGTTATAGTTCCTAGAGGTACATCTATCGTAGGTATGGACTTACGTAAGACAAAACTACGTCCTCTATATGTTCCTGATCCTACATCTGGATCTATTCCTAGCAGTGCAGTATTTCGTGTAACTGGTGGTTGCTATTTTTGGCAGTTCTCATTCTTTGATGGTATATCACAAGGTGTATATAAAGACCCTGCACAACCAAGTGCATCATCACCTCCAACATATTCTCACCACAAACTTACTTGTTTTGAGTATGCTGATGGTAAAAATATTTTGTCGTCAACTAACGGTACTGATGGTAATGCACTATCAGTTAGTGACTTACAATTATATTATCAAAAGGTAGCAAAAGCATGGCAAGATATACCAGATAGCACAAGTGTTATATCTGCTGACGAACTACAAGCAAGAGTAGAAGAAAATAGAATCGTAGGTCCTAACACAGCAGGTCCTAAAACAATCAGTAGTATTGTTACTGACTATATTAGCACAAACGTATTTACTACAACTGCAGAGGTAACAACAACTGATGCTCATGGTTTCTCTGTTGGAACTCCTGTATTAGTTGAGGGTGTGACTGGAACTGATGCAACAAGGTTTAATGGATCGTTCTTTATTAGTGCGATACCAACGCCAACAACATTTAGATATACTATTAAAAACCCTACCACAGGTGCACCATCTGGTAACCCGACTGCAAGTGGATCAACGGTAAAAGTAGAAGTTGATAACGTTGATAGTTCATCACCATATATCTTTAACATATCTCTACGTTCTACATGGGGTATGCAAGGTATGCATGCGGATGGTAGTAAAGCAACTGGATTCAAATCTATGGTTGTTGCACAGTTCACTGGTGTATCACTACAAAAAGATGATAATGCATTTATTAAGTGGGATGGATCTGCATATATTGCAGGATCACACACTGATGGAGATAGTATATACAAAGCAGACTATAGAAACTTCCATGTAAAATGCTCTAACGACTCAGTTATACAGGCAGTATCAGTGTTCGCTGTTGGATTTGCTGATCACTTTGTTGCTGAGTCTGGTGGTGACCAATCTATCACCAACTCTAATAGTAACTTTGGTTCATGTGCATTAAGAGCAAAAGGATTTAAGACTGCACCATTTACTCAGGATAAGGCAGGAACGATAACACATATCATACCGCCACAGAAATTATCAAGAACATATGCTGTTGTAAGTGGAACCACATTTACTCTTACATTCAACAATAGCCTTGTTCAAGCAACAAACAATACACATGGTATTGAGGTAAATGATTATGTAAGATTTGGATCTGGCGATCACCCAGAATCATATCTAGTTACCGCAGTTAATGGTAGCACAGGAGAACTAACACTTAACAGAGGTTATAGAAATCTAAGTTCTGCAGTCAGTGGTGCTGCTCAGAGTGCATACAAAGGCACAATTAGTGAAATTCCTGTTGGTTATGTCGCACTTGATGTGCAAAAGATACAAGATAATGCATCACAAGGTAATCAATCTTGGGCTATCAATCAGTCTGGTATCACCGTTGGTGATTCTAGAATCAATGGTGGTAATGCATATCTAGCAACTTCTGTTGCAGGATCTGGATCCACAGCAGGAGCAGGAGGAGGTCCTGTTCATACCTCTGGTGTAGTAGTAGATAATGAAGTTACATGGGCATACATAGGTGCAGTCAACACAAGATTATATCTTTATGGTTACACATCTGTAGCAACCAAACCTCCATATAAACTACAAGGTTTTAGTATTGGTGCTAGAAAGCAAGATAAGATATATGTGTCATTAATTGATGGGTCTACACAGGCTACATATTCAGCTCTAATTACACCTGATGGCACTGCTAGTCCTGCTGACAGTAAGTATACTGATGTAACTGTTCAAGGATTTACACCTGGCGATACAAATCACCCACTACAATTTGATACTTATCATGGTAACTGGTATTTAAGAGTAACTGCTGCTACATCTGGTGACAGCACAACTAATGCTACTACAGGATATAAAGGTATACATTATCATCTAGGTAATGAGTCGTTCTATGCTAACTCATTGTTCACTGGATCATCATATACACAACGTATTGCTGACAACAGATCATCTAGAGACAGAACATATAGAGTTCGTTATACTGTGGATAACGGAACTGAACTATCAAGAGAACCTATCAACGGTTATGTTATTCAGCCCAGAAACGTTCCCACAGGTCAGTCATATGGAGATGTCTATTACATATATGACATACAAGTTCAACAAGAACTTAAAAAGTCAGTGCAAGATGGTATTTACTACATGACTGTATTGAAAGGTAGTATATCACCTACAAATGGTAACCTATCTGCCTTCTCATTTGCACAAAATATCAACAACTTATATCCTACCTTAGACAAGGATAACCCAACTGAAGATCCTGGCGAAGCAACATCCATCGCAAGTAATACTACTGTTGGTTTAGTTGAGACTACCAACGCTGCTACGCCAGGCGTAGTAGATTTATCTCTATCCATCACTAAAGAAGCAATGGGTGACTGGATACTTGAGACTAGAAACAATTATACTAACGCATCTGGAGTTCCATCATCAACTGAAGGTTATATTACACTAGAAGCGAGAGATGGAGATGCCAACGAAGTTGATTTATCATTAAGGATGGTTCCTGTTAATAGCACAGGTGGAACAGCAACTGAACTTAGACGACCTAGTATTCTAAGATCTGGTAACCATACATTTGAATATGTTGGTTTCGGTCCTGGTAACTATTCTACTGGTTTACCTTCAGTTCAGAACAGAGTTCTTACTGATGCTGAAACATTATTAGCACAGTCACAGAAGGAAGACGGTGGTATCGCATTCTACTCTGGTCTTAACAGTAATGGTGACTTGTTTATTGGTAACACTAGAATCTCTGCTGTTACTGGTGAGGAAGCATCACTTGATACTCCATCACTATCAATCGTTGGTGAAACTGCAAACTTACGTCCTGTATTTGATGAGATCATTGTTAGGGATAAGATTACAGTTGAAAACACACAGTTAACCAGTGTATTCAAAGGTAGTATCGAAGTTAATGAAGAGCTAACAGTCACAAAAACTGCTGAGTGTGCTGACCTTATAATCAAAGGAGAAGCATCTAACAACGAAGCAACCAAAAAATTTAACGTCGTAACCACAACACCTGGCACATCTGCTGCTGCAAACACAGGTGACATAACATTCTTAGGTAACTTCACTAATGGAGAAAACTTAGGTTTCTACTGGACAGGTGCTGCATGGGCAAAGTTTGGTCTAACAGACACAGGTAACTTAAAAATTACTGGTGGTAGTGCATCTGGTTCTGTATGGACTGATGGTGCAGGAGACTTACAACTTAAGAACGGTTTAGGATTAGACATACAATCTACTGGAACACTCAATGTTAACAGTGGTGCTACTACACTTGGTGGTAATCTAACAGTCACAGGTATAACTTCTCTAAATGGAAATACAAATATTCAAGCAGACTTATCGGTTGGATCTGGCGGTGGTGTTAATTTCTCTGTTGGTGGTTCTACTGGTAACGTTGCAACCAACGGAAGTTTAACAGTCAGTGGTGATACTGATATTGGTTCTAACACTGCTGATACATTGACCATATCAGCACTAGTTGACTCTGATATTGTACCATCTGGAACAACGAGAGATATCGGTGGTTCATCAAATAATTGGAGAGATGGATACTTCTCAGGCACAATCACTGCAGGTACATTCTCTGGTGGACTAAGTGGTAATGTAACTGCAGGATCTGGAACATCTACATTTAACAATGCAACGATTAACGGAACATTAACTGCTACTAACTTAACAGGTAACGCTGACACCGCAACAACACTGGCAACTCCTAGAAATATTGGTGGTGTATCGTTCAACGGTAGTGCTGACATAGATCTACCAGGCGTCAACACTGCAGGAAACCAGAATACATCTGGTAATGCTGCAACTGCAACACAAGTTAGAGTTACAGACGATGATACAAATACTTCATATGCTTTAGTATTTTCAGCTGCGGGTGGATCAGGAACTGATCGAGATCTAAAAACTGATCCTAACTCAGCATATTACATACCTCAACAAAATAAATTAGGTGCAGGAGAAATAGTTACTAGCGTAATCGGTGCAGCTGGTATAACTACTTTTGGAACAGCATCACAAAACGCATATGGTGCAAGAACAGTATCTACTAACGACCCTACTGGTGGAAGTGATGGAGATATCTGGTATAAGTATTAAGGAGATACTATAGGTTATGGCAATACCATACAATGAAACAAATGCAGGAACCAGTATTCGTGATGCACTTGGACACAGTTCTATAAAGGTTAGTGGCAACTGGCAACATATTGAGAACATCAATATAAAACACAGTGGATCTTGGCAAGATACTAAAGAAGTATATGTAAAGTCAGGTGGTTCATGGAGAAAAGTGCATGAAGGTGAACACTTTTTGTTTCAAGCAACTCTCACTGGTGCAGAAAGTGAATTTAATTTAGGAACATGGATTAGTGGTCAAGGATATAGTGGTAATAAAATTAAGGGTGCGATTATAGTAGAAGGTGCACAACAGAGAGTTAACATGGGTAACTTCTCATCTGATTCTAAGGTATATCTTAGGATAAATGCAAACTGTAGAATAGCTGGTAAAGGTGGTAATGGTGGTTCACGTGGTGGTCAGAACGGACAAGATGGACAACGTGCATTATACAGTAGGACACCATTCATAATGGACAACGCAGGAATCGTCGCGGGTGGCGGTGGTGGCGGTGGAGGAGGTAACAACTCCAATTGCGTATATCAAAATACAAATTACTTTGGTTGTATGAAGAATCAGCAGTGTTCTGAACTGGTGCAAAACCAATCTCCTGCCTATGGTGGTGGAGGTGGTGGAGGAGCAGGAACGCCTGGCGGAACTGGTGTAGATGATGGTCAAAATGGTCAAGCATTTGCAGGTGGTGGAGGCGGTGGCGACGATGGTTGCGAATCTTACTCAGGTGGTAAAGGTGGTAACTTAGGACAAAATGGAGATAATGCAGAAAGTAACAATGGTGGATCTGGTGGATCTGCAGGAACTGCTATTGATGGTATCTCTTATAGATATGATGAGAAAGGCAATGGCAACGGAGATATCCGTGGAAGTCAAATTAACTAAACAACTATTATGTCACTACAAGATATAGACCCACAATTTAGATTGGATAGCGATATTGCACCAACCTATGTTGTCAAAGACTACAACATTGAAACTGGCGAGTTTTCAGTGTATTATAATGATGGAACATTGAAAGATAATAATTGGTATGGTCCTATCTCTATGGATTTAGATTCTATGAAACCAGACCATGAAGAACCCATACGTTTTCAAATAGCAAATCAAGTATATAACGCTGTAAGAAAATCAAGGTTGGTTGAATGCGATATGGAAGCTAGCAAGACAGTTTTAGCACAAATGATGGGCATAGAACAAACAGTTCCTATGGAAGATCTTATGAAGCATCGTGAGACAAAAGCAAAAGCTAGTGTAACTCAGGTTGATCCTGTCTTATCTGCAACACAAGTTGTAAGTATATTCAGCGAGGAAGATTTCGACGAGCAGTTTGAAGCACTCAGTGCTGAACTAGCAGAGGAGTAACATGCAATATTATGCTACTACAAAGGATAGTCGTATAGCACAATACTCATTTGGTAGGAGTATATCACAGTTTGGTGTGACAGTATTTTCTTGCACATCTGCACGCAATGGTAAAAAAATATTTGGTAATGACCCTGATCCTACAACAGAAATCATATTAGACTCTACTGATGATATTGTAACAGAGCATATCAAAAGCAATCCTAACGGGAAAGTAGCAGGATATGAGGATATTATACGGGAGTGTGGACATACATATCAAGTTCACTACAGAACAGTATCATTTGGCAGCACATGGAAGAGTGACTCATTGAAACCCGCAGGATATTCTATTGTATATCACAATGGTGCACATACAAACTTTAGATTTCCTGGCATTAATAGACTAACATCACTAGAATCTGGTGGAGTAGTAGCATGCTCTGGATTTGATAGTAAAGAATCCATAGGTAGGAAGATATATTTCTTACAAGAGACTGATAGCTTTACACCTCATGGTAAAGGCAGTATAATAGTACCAATGCATGACTGTTGGTATCATAAACAAAAACTACTACAACACTTTCCATTTCCAATATCAGAACCAGATACAGTGCAAATAACAGTTGATAAACCTACAGTTATAGTAGAATTTTATCAAGAACAACCAGACGTAGCACAATTTACTACAGATTGGTTAAATCAAATCGAGGATGGACTTATTGAAATCGTGAATAGATGAAGCATGAATACACAATCAATGATCAATTAGATCATTTGACTGTCTTATATCATAGAGGATGCAAACAAGGGTTTAAATTTTTTGGTGATGACCCAGAAGAGCACAAATATTATATTAAAGACGAACACATAGAAATAGCGAAGAGTCTATGGCCTGATAAGAATAAGGAATTTCCTAATGATTATCTTAAACGTTTCTATGCACACAGCAGATGCCTTATATTTACTAGAGGCATGTGGATGAGTGAGACAGCAAGATATCCACAATATCTTAGGTTTAGACCAGGTGCTAACCTAAGTTTTCGTGTGTCTGGACTTACTAGGTTTACATCATTGACCGATAATGGAAGTGCTATGTGTGTTGGTATCGACCCTGATGCAGGAAAGATGCCATGTCTACGACGTTTTGTACATGTTATAGACAAACAGACTATGTTCCAACCCATGTATGATAATTCATATCTTATACCAACAGAAAACTGTGTATATGGTAAGAAAGAAGTATCAGAAGGACATATATTCAGATCAAGTAATGATCCAATAACAGTTACTTTCCAAAACAAAGGTTATCTGATAGAATATACAGAGGAACCATTTACGATGGAGGAAGCAGTGTTGAACTATGCAGGACAGTGGGTAACAAAACACATTGAGGTATTCGACAGATGACAATGTTCTATGATGGACATAAACCAGTGTGGCAAGAACACCAACACTACCCATGGAATGAATATAAACATCTGGATCGTGAAAAATTTGAACAATTAGTTACTATGATGATGGATGCATATCCAGAACATGACCTCACAGAGTGGTTGAAACGTGGATTTGCTATGAACGAGGGAGATAGCACAATATCATTCAGTAGTTTAGAGGGATATAAAATGTTACAATGGGGTATCAATCATTTTGATAGAGAGGATCAAGATTCATATGATATCATGTGGGGAGATGAAGAAGAAATAGATTGGGGTGCAGATTGGGATTAAATGTGTTATAATTAAATATAAAGAACAATACAATGCCAGTATACAGAGACTATGAGATTCGTATGAATCTTAATGAACTTATAGAGAAAAGAGTTCCATGTTGTGATCTATTACATCCTGACCACTGTTTCACAGAGTCACAGGTAACACAAATTGCACATGATATTAATATGGATCTAGATTTACATCCTATCTACAAACAGATTGATGAACATATCCTACGATATGTGAAAGCAGCAAATATACAAAACGAAGACCACTGGGTAGAGGATAGATTAAAGCACCCACATGATTGACCAATTTAAAAAGTGACCACCATCTTATTGCATTACTCTATGCATGGTGTATAATAGTAGTATAAACAAACTACATTATCAAATGGAAGTCCAAGCACACGGTAACAAATACGAAGACATCAAGATACGTGAACTAACAGGTCTTAGTAAGAAAGAATATGACAAACTAAAGAAGAACGGTTACACCTCTGTTTTTGACATATCAAAGGGATTACATTCTGATGTAGATATAAGCATCAAAACTACAGGATCTAACTCAGTTAACTCTGGTGATATTAGAAGAATGAGATCACACTCTGAGTATGATATAATTGTTGCACAATATGATCAAGTGACACCAACAAAGAAAGTATTTCATACAGAGTATAGATTTCATATCAAACCTGAGCATGAAGAACTATTATGGGGAACTATGAATTATGATTTACTCAATGAATTTAATGAGTATATTAGAGGATATAATGGAAGAGAAGATCGTGATGCAAGAAAGCAAGAGAGACAAGAGTATCAGAAGCAAATACAAGACAAGAATGCACTTATGAAGATCAATCCTAAACCTAGTCAACGCAGAACACAATGCACAGTGCACATTGACAAATTGATAGCATCTGGTGTAGAATATAGTGCAAGACCTATTAGAATTACAATAGATTCAAAACCAAGAACGTTCAATAAATGAGAGCATTTTGTCCACCTAAAAACACTCCAGACAAAGACATAGTTATGACTCCTGAGTATCTTGCTAAGGATATCATACAACATTATAAACCAGAAGGACTAATTCTCGATCCATGTAGAGGAACAGGAGCATTTTATGATAACTATGATGCCTTGTATCCACACACAAAAGATTGGTGTGAACTAGCAGAAGGTAGAGATTTCTTGCAGTATCATCGTAAGGTAGATTGGATCATAACTAATCCACCATGGTCTATGATGCAACAGTTCTTATGGCATGGTATGGAGATAGCAGACAATATAGTATATCTAACCACTATCAATCACTATACTACAAAACGTAGAATACGTGAGATGAAAGAGCATCACTTTGGTGTCAAAGAGATCTATTGTGTAGACACACCAAAGAAACCATGGCCTCAGTTAGGTTTCCAACTAGCTGCAGTGCATACACAACGTGGATACAAAGGAGGAACTATCTGGTCTTATCAATGAAGAATACTATATTATTTGGAGACTGTAGAGATACACTTCCTACTATTGATGTCAAAGCACGTATGTGTGTCACTAGTCCACCATACTACGGACTACGTAACTATGGTGGTGAAGACAATCAAATAGGACAAGAGGACACACCTGAGCAGTTCATTGACAATTTAGTGTCAGTGTTTCGTTCAGTGCGTGATGTATTAACTGATGATGGCACATTATGGGTCAACATAGGAGATAGTTACTATAACTATAGACCTGGCAAAGGTCAAGCACTGGTCAAGCAATCAGTATCTAAGACTAAGCAAGACTTACCTGATACATGTGCACGACGTGGTAACAAACTAGAAGGTCTAAAAGAAAAGGACATGATAGGTATACCATGGATGTTAGCATTCGCATTACGTGCAGATGGATGGTATCTACGTCAGGATATTATATGGCATAAACCTAATCCTATGCCTGAGTCTGTCAAGGACAGATGCACTAAATCACATGAGTATCTCTTTCTACTATCTAAAAACAAAAAGTATTATTATGACAACGAAGCAATCAAAGAACCAGTCAAACAAGATTGGGGTCAACGAGACAGGACAAGCGGTAAGTACCATAATCCTGGCACTGGCCTTCAACCTCATAGTGGTCTTACCAAGTCTTATGAACGGAAGAATAAACGAGATGTTTGGACAATAACCAATAAACCATATAAAGGAGCACACTTTGCAGTGTTTCCACCTGATTTGATTGAACCATGTATACTCGCAGGGAGTGAACGTGGAGATATTATTCTCGATCCATTTATGGGATCAGGAACTACAGGCATGGTAGCAAAGAAACATGGTCGTAACTATATTGGATGTGAGTTGCATGAGGACTATGCCAGTTTACAAACTGATCGCATAGATAGCATACCGTCACAACTTGTGCTATAATGAAGGTAACAATCACACCAGACTACATTACCATGTATCAGTCACCTTTTTCATCAAACGAGATCAAGTATTTCATGAGTCTTATGCAGAATGACACCAAGGCAACAGGCAAAGGTGCAACATATGCTAAGTTAGAGGTACTCTTATCAAAACAAAATGGACGCTAAATCAATGACAGGAGCAGAGAAACTCCTATTCATCTTCTCATTTATTAATTTTCTACACTGGGGAACTAAATTATGTCTTGTTACATTACGTTTGGTGGGTATCGGAATCGCAAGCGACTTGCTAAATCTGTCATCGAATGGTTCGTGGCAGATCGTAAACTCAATCGCTTCAACACGTTTGTCCATATTATAGACAGAAACCTCAAGAGAGAAGGTATGTATGGTTGTATCCATAGTATAGATCAACTGTCACGTCCACGTTTCTTTGAAATAGAAATGGACAATCAACAGGACAATACATCATATGTGACTACACTATTACATGAACTGACTCATTTTGAGCAGAGATTACGTGGTAAATGGAAACAACAATGGAAGAAGGATAAGGTAGAGAATAAATGGCATAGTAAGATCGTTCCTGATACTACAAAATATGATGACGAACCATGGGAGATTGAAGCACATGCACTAGAAAGTGTGTACTTCAGCAAATATAAAGAAAATGTATACTAACGTAAAGGTAGACTCGCACTTTATAGAACCAGATGTTAAAATAGTAAGAGCAATACAATCATATGGTGATCAGCAAGGACGTGTAAACAGCGTCAGGGCAGATGTTACTAATTGGAATATTCACTGTAATGATAGAACGTTCGATTCATTCATCACTCAATTCTATGAAATCTATCCGAAATACAAAATTGAAGAA